ATGCTTATCGTTTCCGGATTAATTGGTTGGACCGTTAGTATATTTTTCCCATGAACAAGTAAAACATCACCCTTATTTAACCCTTGTTCTTTGATAAACTTAATAGGAAGATTGCAATAATAAGAATTTCCAACTTTAATAATTCTCCGCAAACTTTTTATGTAGTTCATAATTTTCCTCCCCAATCAATAGGTGAAGCAATAAATTCAAAGTTAATGTTTTCGCGGCCATGTACCCAACTATGGCATTTTTTACAAAGAGATATACAGTAGTCTGGATTAAATATTTCAATTCTATATCGTCTTGAAATTATATGATGCACAGGCAAATTAAGACTTGAGGCGCTACATTTTCGGCAAGAATTGTTATCTCTTTCTCTCACTACATTCTGGACATTTTTCCAACGCTGTGTCAATCCTCCTCGCCATGCTGGGCTATTTTCACCCTTCCCAATGGGAGGGAGGGGTTTGGGCGGGGGTGGCCAATGATTTCGACAGGTTCTTATCGGAACCCCCAATTTTTTTAATGAAGAGAGAATAGCCGCTCTTGAAACTCCACATTGCCCAGCGATGTCCTGAATTTCTCTTTCAAAAATAATATATTCCTGCAAAAGCCATTCTTTATTCCAAAAAGGCTTAGGTATCTCGCTCCATCTTGGAGAAGTAACTTTTTTTACATTTTTTCTCATCATATATATTTACCCTAAAAATTTAATATATGAGCACAAAAACATAAACAAAACCAAAAGTACAGGGCCAAATTGGCCCTTGTTTTTTTTTATTTATCTGCAATATCTTGAGCATGGCAGACCAGTTATTCCGCTACGCAGCTACCCCGACCCAATTAGCTTTCATTAAGTCGGAAGCGGTAGTTAATGTTATCTATTCCAATACCGGAGAGGGAAAGACCTGGGCTTGCATCAGGGCAATTTTAGAGCACGCTTACCGGTGTGGTAGGCCAATACGCATTGCTATTGTTAGAGATACCCTCGAAAACCTCAAATCTTCCGTCGTCCGTTCTATCGAAGAGTTTTTCCAATCAAGTCCAGGTGCCTTCCGTTTCTGGGATGGCTATAAAAAACTTACGATTTACCTGAAAGACGAGAATAAGAAGGCTCTCACCATTACGGCGGACCTTTTCGGGATAGATGACCCGGCAGCCCTCGGCAAACTTCAAGGCCCTGAGTACGCCCTGATCTGGCTTAACGAGCCGGCACCTATCACCGATTCAGAAAGGTTAAGCGCCGGCCTTTCGGAGGACGTGTTTAAGGTGGCCTTAGTCCGATGCGCCCGGCAGAAGGGCACTAAGGCCCGGCTGCAGGTGGACATGAACCCGGCCGACGAGGACCACTGGACCTACCGGCGCTTTATCGAAGAAGACCTTATTGACCCCGAAAATCCCCTGATCACTAAAGCAGTTTTCCGAGTCCCCTATGGGGAGAATTTCCATGCCACGGAAGTCTCCCGCCAGGCCGTCCGGGCCGCCTATAAAGATGATGATGCTTCTTACGCCCGGTACGTCCTGGGCCAGTTCGCCAAGGTTTACAAGGGCCCTGCTGTCACCCCGACTTACAACCGGACCAAGCACCTGTGCCCTTCTCCTATAATCCCTTCCCCGGGGCTTGTCTCTTTTGCCTTCTTCGATTCCTGGTCGAACCCCTCTTGCGTCCTGGGACAAGTGACTCAGTACAACCGCCTGATTTTCATCGACACCCTGCGCCTGGAAGGCTCTGACATTGAAACCCTTATGGAGACACAGGTGATCCCTCTCCTGGAGAGTCCGCGCTGGAAAGGCAAACCCAAGGGCTGGCGAATAGGCGGCGACCCCACCATGAAGAATATGGATCAGTCGAACAAGTTGCTAAGTGCGGCCAGGAAGATCGAGAAATATTTTGGCGGCTTCTTTGAAGGTGGCCCCACGGAATGGGCGATGGTCCAAAACCATATTCTTTGGGCGCTCAGGCAAGCGGATCAACGTGGGGAGCCCATGGTCCTGCTTTCGGCCGACAATAAACTTTTGGACAAGGGCCTGAATGGCGGGTGGCATTATCATATCAACGCCCAGGGGAAACGTACCAGCAAGGTGCCCGTCAAGGATGAGGCAAGCCATTATTGTGATTCATGGGCTGCCGCGGTCTGCGTTCTCATGCCCACCAAACTCTCGAATATCAAGAAGCATAGTCATCGGGCCCAGGCCCAAAAAATCCGCAAACGAGCTCAAAGCTATACCGTAGGAGGCCGGGTTTAATGGGTATCAAGGTCGAAACCGCGGGTTGGAAACCATGGGTTGAGGTTCAGTCCTTTGAAGGGAAGGACCGGGAGGGGAATAAATTTGGCCGCCAGGCATTTCGCAATACTCTGACCGGTGCAATGGTCTTCCCGGAAAAAGGTTGGGACGGCGATCTCTCTAAGTTGGATCACGGGGATATAGCTTGCGTGATCACAGCTTCGGATAAGTACAGGCAAAATTACGACCAAATCAGGTGGGGTCAAGCATGTTCGGAGTCGGAGTCCCCACAGAGCGGGAGTTGATGTGCCTGGCCAGGGCCAGGCTTTGGGAGAGCCTGATTCCCTTCGCTCTTTTGTTTGAGGAACCGGAACCCAAGAAGAAAACAGCTAAACCAGAATACGACTGGCGCGTAGTCGTCGCCAATCAGAGGAGATCGTGATGCCCGGGAAAGAACGCTCCAAAGCAGTTTCAAAGAAACAGCAGGAGGCCGCCGGTATCGCCCATGCCATCCAGAAGGGTGAGATGAAGGGTAAGCCCGGGATGCCGGCCACGGAAATGGCCAAGAGCATGAAGCCTGGCGATGTTAAGTCCATGGCCAACACCAAACACGCCGGCCTCCCGGTGAAAAAGACCAACACCGGCGGCCTCAGCAAAAAGAGTTTTTAGGGGAATTCATGGCGATCACGGCTCCTGAAGACCCGTCCCTGGAGGTACAACGCTCACGCACCAAGATGGAGGTGGAGAGCGCCAAGCCGCCAATCGACGATCAGGAAATGGCGGAAAGGGAGGAAGCCACCCAGGCTTACGCCGGGGAGGATGAGGCTCATTTTGTCGCCTACCTGAACGATTGCGTCAAGATGTCCCGGGATGCCATGGTGGATATTCGTGAGGAACAGGCAGAGTGCTGGGATGTCTTCAATGAGAAGGAGCCGAAGAATTACGCCTTTAAGGAATCCTGGCAGAGCCGGACGGTCCTGCCCAAGCCCAACATCTACATCATGGCCTTCTTGGCGATCATCCGTAAGGCTTTCGACCCGCAGTTCCTCAGTATTGAGAACGAACAGGATAAGGCCTCGGCGGATTTTATCCGCAAACTCATGTCTCTGATGATGGCCAAGTCGTTTTCCAGCTTTGCCATCAGCTTCACCGATGCCACTCAGATGGGCGCGGCGGTGGGCCAGAGCATGGAGATGATCCCCATGTGGCGCTCGGGCCAGGGGCCCTATTGGGACTTGATCGAACCCTGGAAGATTCACCGGGATCCTGATTCCCTCAGCCGCCAGCCACAGTCAGGCCTCTACTGGATTCACCAGGAATGGCTGGACTATCACGATCTGCGGAAGATGGAGAAGAATGGGGTTTTGCAAAACCTCCAGGACTGCGGCCCCGGAGGTCAGTGGGGTAACCCCTCGGCGGACACCAATATTGAGCCCAGCGAACTTAAACGGCGTCGGGACATGCTCTACCAACAATCCTCTTTCCGCACCAAGGTCCTGACCTCCGAATTTTACGGCACCATCCTGGACCGGCGAGGGGAAGAATTACTGCCAAATTCTACTTATTGGGTTGTGGCCGACCGGGTAGTGAAGTTGCCGAAAATCAGCCAATACCCCACTCTCCGGTGGCCGGGGACCAGTTTTTCTCCCCTGCCCCACCTGCTTCGCCATGACGGCCGTTCTCTGCTCACCGGTCTCAAGAGCCTATGGTATGCCATGTGCAACCTTTTCGCCCTGCACATCGACAACCTTAACTGGACTGTCAATCCTCAGAAAGAAATTGACCTCTCTTCCTTGGTGGATGAGGAGGATCTGGATGACTACCCCGGCAAGGTTTACCTTACCCGGGGCACCGCCCAGGGCCAACAGGCTATCCGAACCGTGGACCGCAAGAGCAGCACGAGCGACATCCTGGCGAACTTGAAGTTCGGGGATCAGGTCTTTCAGAACGGGGGCCCGGTGACGTATTCCCAGCAGGGACTCCCCGACTACCGGGCCGAGGTGACGGCGCGGGAGAGTGCGCAAAACCTCCAGCAGTCAAACACGGTGATGAGC